CTGTGGATATTTATAACATATGAAAAAAATTATAAGATTAACCGAATCTGATTTAACAAGATTGGTTAAAAAAGTAATCGCCGAAACAGGAACCGACTCCAAAGTAAGATTCTTAAAATTGGATAGAAAACTTAAAGAAAAATATTACAATGATGTTTGTAAGGCCGGAAAACTCGTTCCAAAAGATTCCGAAGTTGAAGAATATCAAGAAGTACATAATCAAATAAAAACTCCTCTCCTTAAGATTGATGGATTATTGAGAGGTGCAACTAAAAAAGTTTTTTGTACTGTAAACCATAAGTTATAAATAAAATGAAAAAAACAATAAGATTAACCGAATCCGATTTGGTTAGATTGGTAAAACGGGTTATTAAGGAACAAAGTGATTTGAACATCGAATTCGACCCTACAAAAAAAGTTGAACCAAAGAAAGAAGATGATCCTAAATCTTTAGAAAACGAAGAATCTTTCGGAAAGGTTAAAAGCTCATTGGTGTCATTCAAAAAACCTTCGAGAGATAACTTTGGAACATTTAACGGTAGACCGTTTAGTCACATTGATTATACGGATAAATTTTATGACACGGCAAAAAAAGTTGCAATTGAGACATATAATTTGTCGATTCGGAATAATGGAGACGTGTATTTTACATATAAAACCCCTGAAATGAAAAAAATTGCAGAGGATAATGGATTTGTACCTTTTGAAGGTAATCCAAATACTTTAGTCCTGAAATGGATTGAGGGAGACTTAGCATCTAATATTGAACGAATTAAAACACTTTTGAGAAACCCTAAATTACGAGTTTCTTACGACAGATTCGCAGTTTGAAAAAACTTTACAACCTCCACGTCGTAACTAAAATTTAACCCACCCCACAAAGGTGGGTTTTTTTATTTTTGTGGTACTTTAGATACAAAAAGTTTTTATAATATTTATATTTATGAAACCTTTTGAAAAATATTTAACATATTCTTCTCATTTAAGAGATCTCTTGGACATTTATTTGAGATTAAGACAACATTTACAGGAGATGGGATTCAGTGAATCAGAACTAGATAATCCTCCGACATATACTTTTAAGATGATGAGTTTACAAGAAAAATTCAATAATGAATTTAATAACGTGGTTAGGTTTCTTCAGAATTACGGATTTGAAGTGACCAAAGATGAAGTTTCGGATTTTATCATGCCTCAACTATTAAAAATAAACGAATTAACACCACTTAAAGATGGCGATACTGAAAGAAGAGATTCAGGGGACGAAGATTATTAATGAAATAAAATCTTCCAACATTAAAAAAACAGAATACGACACGGAAACTAAAAAACTTATAGTAGAATTTAATAATGGATTCAAATATGAGTATGATAATGTCCCTCACCAAGTGTATACAAAATTCAGAATGTCGGAGTCACAAGGAAAGTTTTTTACTACGGACATATCAAAGACATTCAAGTATAAGAAATTATAGTATTTATCTAGATGAATAATTTTCAAAAAATCCTTAATAGTTTTTCAGTACAAGAAACTCTCAATCCAAAAATTTGGGAGAATCCTGAGAACCCGCAGAAAGCAACGATGGTTCCTAAGGTGAAAAACGCTTTATTAAAGATTGCTGAAAAATTCATTGATTATCTTGGTGAAGATATTTTTGTTGAAGATATTGTTTTGACTGGTTCGTTGGCAAATTTTAATTGGTCAGAATATTCGGATTTTGATTTACACATTTTAGTAGATTTACAACAATTCGAAGATGAAGCTGAGTTATATAAAGAATTATATAATCTAAAGAAACAAGTATTCAACGACAAACATGACATAAAAATATTTGGATATGATGTCGAGTTATATGCTCAAGATAATGAAGAGCCACATTTCGCAACAGGTGTTTATTCAGTAATGAATAATGAGTGGGTTACAAAACCTAAACAGTTAGAAAACGAGATTGATAAATCAGTTTTAGAAAAGAAAATCAAAAACTGGACTGAAAAAATTGATAAGGTAATTGAATCCGAAAATTCGGAAGATGATATCAAATTGATAGATTCAATCAAAGAAAAGTTAAAAAATTATAGAAAATCAGGTTTGGAAAAAGAAGGTGAACTTTCTTACGAAAACTTGGTTTTTAAGTTTTTAAGAAGGTCGGGACACATCGAAAAATTGTTTGATATGTCAAATAAAGCTCTCGATAAAGAACTTTCTATTGAGAGAAAAATGGAAGACTGATACTTACACCTTAATAAATGTGAATAACCATATATTTATAAAGAAAAAATTAAATGGCTTTTAATTATTATATTGCGTCTTCTTGTAATTCTTCTAATACTTTATACATAAAGTCCGAAGAAAATCTTATTGTGGGTAAAATCTACGACCTTATCATCGGAGGAGGTTCTAACGGTTGTTATACAATTGAACCCGGTATCGATACTCCTTTAGCTGCGACTGCAACAATATTTAATGGGCCATGGAATAGTTGCGTTGAATGTCTTGGAGATATTACTCCAACTCCGACAGCTTCAATTACGGCAACTCCTACTCAGACTCCAACAAATACTACAACTCCTACTAACACTTTAACACCAACCAACACTTTAACACCAACTGTTACACAAACAGCGACTAATACTTCAACTCCAAGTGTAACGCCAACTAATACGGCGACACCAACAAATACGGCAACTAGAACTCCAACTCCTACTGTTTCCGCAACTAATACATCGACTCCAACTATAACTCCAACCAACACTCCGACTCCAACAAAATCTCCATTACCGATTACATATTACGTTATAACTTCATGTTCAGGTGGAGCCAAGTTCTTCGCAAAATTTGCGGGAACATTAATTAATAATAAGATATATGACTTAGCGTTTCAAGACAGTAGTCATCAGTGTTACACAGTGACTGATGGAGTTGAAACACCATTAGCTGCAACAGTTACTATATTTAATGGACCGTGGAACACTTGTCTTGAATGTGTTTCAGACATAACTCCTACACCGACCGCGTCTAATACTCCAACACCAACCGCAACTCCAACTTTAACTCCAACAAATACAAGTTCTCCAACGACGACCTCCACACCGACTAACACGGCATCAATTACCCCTTCACCAACATCAACACCATCTAGTACCCCAACATTAACACCAACGGCGACAAACACGGCGACACCTTCTGTAACACCAACAAGTACCTTAACACCAAGTGTAAGTGCGTCTCCGACTGTAACTCCAAGTATAACTCCAAGTGTAACAACTACGAGTACTACAACACCAACAAATAGTCCGACACCAAGTATCACCGCATCACCAAGCGCAACTGCACCTGTTACACCAACCCCAACTGATACACCATCATCAACTCCAACTCAAACTCCAACACCAAGTGTAACTTTCAATTATACAATAGAAGTCAACCAACAATATGAGTATACTATTGGTATGTTAGGGTCATTTAGTGGAGGTACTGCTCCATCTGGATCTACAGTACCATATTCAGTGATGACAAGTGAAGAAGGAAATGTGACAATAATCCAATTAAACGCAATATCTTTAGGAGGATTCCAAGGATTAAATAATTAAAAAAATATAAATAAATCATAATATGGCAGATTTGAAACCACTTGGCAGTGAAAAATTAACTGGACAAGATAAAATAAAAAGAATTATGGAAATTGCTCGCTTTAACGAGGTAATTCCATCAAATATTAATGAAACTGCAAGAAGTGAGTATTCTATTTCTCTTGCTGACGGTAATCAATATGAGATAGTTAAAGAAAGACAAGGTTACATAATTAAAAAAACCATTTCAGAATCTGAGACTGATTATATTGAGCCAATGAAAAATAGAAAATACTATTCTTCATATTCTCAAGCCTTCAAAAGATTAAATTTAGTCGCTGGAGAGTTGAACAGAATCAATGAAAACGAAGAAGAAGTTTCTTTATACGGAGAACAAAAAAGATTCACGTTAAAAACTCCTAAACCAGCGGCAGAACCAATGCCAGCTGCTGAGGTACCTGCAACACCACCAGCAGTTCCTACACCATCTTTACCACCATCTCCAAATGCTGGAATGCCAGCGGGAGAAGATGAGTTGAACATTGATATGGGAATGGAAGATATGGGCCCTGAAGGAGATGTTGATGCAGATGTATCTATGGATATTGAAACTCCGGCAGCTGGAGAAGAAGAACAAGTTACGTTCAAAACTATTCAAAAACTTACAGGTAAATTAACTCAGAAAATTAGAACTTTGGATACTGACCAAGGAATGACTTCTGAAGACATTAAGTATGTAATCAACATGGTATTATCTTCATTTAATTTGAACGAATTATCTGAAGAGGATAGAGAAGACATACTATCTAAATTTGATGATGAATCTGAAGATTTGGGTGGTGATGACATGGGTGGATTAGATATGACTGATGATAGCGAAGTTGAAGACATTCAATCTGATATGGACGTTCCTGTTGAGGGATATGAAATGGAAGAAGAAGGATATGGAAATGGAGCAATCTTCGATAGTATTTTTGGAGAATCCAAAATTGAAAAAGTAATTTCTAAATATTTTGAAATTACGAAAAAAGAAATTCTTGAAAGTAAGGGAAAAAATACGTCAACTTCTGAAGTTAAAAAACAAATGAAAGAAGTTGTAAAATTAAGTGAGACTATCGAACAAGAATTTTCTGCTAAAAAATTCTTAGAAGAAAATTCTTCAGCAAAAATTGTTGGAGTAACAAATAAGAAAAACTTAGTATTTGAAAATAAAGGAAAACAAGTAAAAATATCACCTGAAGGATTATTAGTATGAGTTATTTGATATACGTAAATGGTTTAGGCCCCAATTATAAGGGAGACAATCTTTACGAATTCATTTTCTCTGATAGTCTTGATGTTTGGGGAGATTCTTGGGAAAGTAGACCGGCTAACGGTTATCCAAGTCCTCCCGAATTACATCATATTAAAAAAGTAGGAGTTCTGAGAAATACTGATGTAAAATTGGAATTGATTCAGAACTCCGATTTTTTTTCTATGGAAGATGCAATTGACGACGTGGTTGCATTAGCCTGGGAAACAGACGAATATGAAAATCACAAAAGAATGGTTTTTAGATTTGGAATGTCCGAACAACAAATAAAAGACAAACTCTACGAAAGAGATTTGATATTAGAATTCGAAAAAAAAGTAGTTTATGAAAATTAATAAAAAGGCACTCGAATTAATTGATAAAGGATTATCTGCAAAAACTGTTGGGAAATTAACTGAATCTCAAATTAACATATTACACTCCAAACTTGTAAGTGAAGTCACTATGGTGTCCAAAGATGATGCGGGGACTATCACTACTCTGAAAAGTCAGAAAAAACCTTTTGAGGTTTATGAAAAAGATGGTGAAGTCAAAGAGACTGAAACAGATGATGTTGACGACAAAAACGCTTTGGGGGCCGATGCTTTACAAAACTTAACGGGACAAGACGCCCCTCACATGGCCAATGACATGGCACCTGATGGGATGGATGATGATTCAGACAACGATAGACAAAAGATGGGTATGAGTGAGGAAGACCTTAAGCCAGGTCAACCAAACCCATGGGCAATATGTCATGCACAGGTTGGCCCTAAAAAGACAAGAAAATTTGAAAGATGTGTAAAGTCTGTAAAAAAACAATTGGAAGAAGGAAAAAATCCTGTATCTTTGTTTATAGAATCAGAAATTACTAAAATCGTGGAAAGAAACATATTACCGAGAATTACTAAGGGAGACTTATTGAAATATTTGTCTGAGGCTCCAACTGAAGCTCCAACAAAACCTATCACCAAACCTGATACCAAACCAACAACAAGACCCGCACATCCAGGTAAAAACCCAAGACCGGGAGAGCAAATAGACCCAAAAGCTGGTGAACCAACTACTGCCCCAACTAAACCAATTACTAAACCTGACACAAAACCAAGAACAAGACCTGCACATCCCGGAAAAAATCCGAGACCTGGAGAACAAATTGACCCGAAAGCAGGAAGAATATCTCCTGAAGATGCGAAAAAAGAAGTAATTGATGTTATCTTAAATTTATTGAAATAATAAAATGGCGAAGATTAAAGAACAAATAGATTACGGGAATAGACCCGAAAGAATGGACCCAAGATTAGAACGAAAATTGGGAAGTCCTGAAAGTTTGTATGCGAATAATCCTGCAATGAAAAAGGGTGCTGCGGATGTTCAAAGATTGGTAAGTGCAAGATTCGGAAAAGTTGCGGATAAGTTGAAACAAGTGACTGGAGTACAGGACCTTAGTTCCCAACAAGTTCAAGGAATGCTTTTTCAAGAAATGATGAGTAAAGTTCCAGGGATAACAAGAATTGAAGGAAGACATAGAGAAGAATTAGAACAACTTGCAATTGACGCATGTTTAGAAGAAACTCAAGTTCCTGCTGATTGGTTTACGATTGAGGCATTATTGAATAGATCACCTATTAATATTTCGGACTTCAGAATGCAAGTTACTAAACCAAAGAAAAAGGAAGATAAAGAGACACCTGAAATTCCTTCTTTTGACGTTGAAAACCTAACTGACGAAGAAGTGATGGAGCTGGAAATTCATAAAAGAAATATGATTAACGCTCTTGTTCAAGGATCTGCAAAAAAAGGTCATTATATTTTTCAAAAACCTGAAATTAAAGAAAGGTTGGATGAAATTGACCCACAATTATATCCTGCTTATTTGAAAATAATGTCAATCAATGACTTCATGTATTTTTCTATGGAACAAATGATTGAAATGATGTCTCAAACAGGAAATGGTGTTGCTGGAAAAGTCAAGTTAGAAAATAAAGATGAAGACGAAGAAGAGGGTGACGAAGGTGAAGATGAACCTGATACAAAAATTGTTGCGGAAGGTTTAATATTCCCAATTTTGTGTCATGAAATAATCAAAGGGTTAGAGGAATCGATCGCAAGACACGGATTACCTGAAGATCCTGAAATGTCTCAACAAGTTAGAGGGGTAACGGATGTTTTATCAAACGAACCGATGCAACTTAGAATTGGACCTGAAATTGTTGAAAAATTGAGGTTTGCATTACCTGACGAAATGTATGATGATGAGAATAAAGGATTGGTACCTTGGTTTTATTCAATTCTTTACAAGACAGAAGCTAAAGAATTTTTAGATATCATTGGTAATGCAATTTCGGAAGATGAATCAAAAGTAAGAAAGGCAACTGCAAAATTCAAAGAAATTATGAAACAAGCTCAACAGTCAAAGAGCGAGTATGATGATTTCAAAGGAGAAGAAGGGTTTGAAGACGATGATGATGATTATGACCAACTTTATAGAGATTTGGGAATTCCAAGACCATAAATCAGAATATGATTTAACTGTGTGAACAAAGAACAATTAATAATAGAATATACGAAGTGTATGAGGAGTACTCCTTATGCACTTCGTTCTTATTTACAGACATACGATAATACAGTATCAAAGTATGTCCCATTAGAACTTTTTCCTGACCAAGTTTCACTACTTGAAGATTACGAAAGCTACAACGAAAACATTGCATTAAAATACAGACAAGCGGGGGTTTCAACTGTAACCGCGGCTTGGGCGTCAAAAAAACTTGCGTTTGCAAGAAAGGAAAAACCTGAAAAAGTTCTAATCATCGCCAACAAGTTGGACACCTCTGTGGAAATGGCCAACAAAATAAGGGCATTTATTGAACAATGGCCTGATTGGGTTGATATAAGATTCTCTGTAGAAAAAAACTCCCAAAGACATTTCAAATTAAATAATGGATGTGAAGTTAAAGCGGTGGCGACATCCAAAGATGCTCTTAGAGGTTATACACCAACAATTCTTATTTTTGACGAAGCAGCCTTTATCGAGGCCGATGGAGACTTCTGGTCTGCCTGTATGGCCTCACTATCTACTGGTGGTAAAGTAATCGTAGTTTCAACTCCAAACGGTTACGACCCAATCTATTATGAAATCTATGACCAAGCATTAAGAGGTATGAATGATTTCAAAATCTCTGAAATGTTTTGGTATCGAGACCCTCGATATACAAAAGATTTATACATGGTAAAAACGAATGATTTGGTTCATTATCTTTTGAATCGAGAAGATTATCCTATAGATTCCGTAATTAACTTAGCCAATCATAATCCTTATGAAAGAGACCATACCATTGTAACGGATTACATATCACAAGGGTATAAACCTTGCTCTGCATGGTTTGAGGGAATGGTAAAAAAACTCAAGTACGATAGACGTAAAGTTGCTCAAGAACTTGAATGTAACTTTTTAGGATCGGGTGATAACGTATTCGATTCAGAGTTGATGCAAAACATTTCCAAAAATCAACTAAGACCTCCACAAGCCAAACTTATGGGTAACGCTCTTTGGATTTTTAAGGAACCTGTAAATGGTCATAAGTACGTTATGGGAGTTGACGTTTCTCGTGGTGACTCTGAGGACTTTTCATCAATTCAAATTATTGATTTTGATGAGAGGGAACAAGTATTAGAATATGTTGGTAAAGTTCCACCAGATGTATTAGCCGAAATTGCCTATAAATGGGGAACAATGTACAACGCATTCTGTGTAATTGATATTACAGGTGGTATGGGAGTTTCAACCGCCAGAAAAATGCAAGAATTACAATATCAACCCGGATTGTATGTTGATGGAGTCGATACTTCTAACAAATGGAAGTGGGACCCGAAAATAAATGAAAAAATTCCTGGTATTAACTTCAACACAAAAAGAGTACAAATTATTGCGGCATTTGAAGAGGGAGTTAGACACGGATTCAAAATATATTCCCACAGAACTTATAATGAGATGAATACCTTTATATATATTCATGGAAGACCCGACCATCAGAAAGGACAACATGATGACTGTATTATGGGCCTTTCCATGGCGATTTATGTTGCTGAAAAATCATTTCAATCATTAACTAAAGTTGTTAATCACACAAAAGCCATGTTGAATTCATGGGCATCAGTTGTGAATGAGAATAAAAATACTTCAGAATTTTTTAATCCAATGGTACCTCAAATGGGTAGAGACCCAAACCTAAATAATAATGGTGCTAGTAAAGCAGATTATCAAAAATATGGTTGGTTATTTGGTGCTAAATAACTATTTATATTATCAGGGTAAATAGTAAAATTACGTATGGCAGAACAAAATATGACAGTTTGGCAAAGATTGTCACAAACATTTGGACCGAATTCACTTCTCAACCAAGATTATCCGACATTTAAGTTTGATAAAAAGGAACTCCTGCGAACCAAAAGCAGAGAAGAATACGAGAAAGAAAAACTCCAAGCACAACAAACATATTACCTTACCAATCAATGGTCGAAGGTAGAAAACAACCTTTATTCACAGGCAATTTACTATGAACCAACAAGGTTATCTGCTCAATACGATTATGAGTCGATGGAATATACTCCTGAGATTTCTGCTGCGTTAGACATTTATGCCGAAGAATCTACCACAACAAATGAAGATGGATTTATTCTACAAATTTATTCTGAATCAAAAAGAATAAAAGGGGTATTGGCGGACTTATTTAATAACGCATTAGATATCAATACCAATTTACCTATGTGGACAAGAAACACGTGTAAATATGGTGATAACTTCGTCTACTTGAAATTAGACCCTGAAAAAGGAATTGTTGGAGTACAACAATTACCTACAATTGAAATTGAAAGACATGAGGTAGGTGCAAGTGGTAAAATTGCAACGGACGTAAAACAAGAAGTTGATAAAGATAGAAAGGCACTACACTTCACTTGGAAAAACAAAAACATGGAATTCCAATCATGGGAAATTGCTCACTTCAGATTATTGGGTGACGATAGAAAACTTCCTTATGGTACCTCTATGTTGGAAAAGGCAAGAAGAATTTGGAAACAATTATTGTTATCTGAAGATGCGATGTTGATTTATCGTACATCAAGAGCACCTGAGAGAAGAATGTTTAAGGTGTTCGTTGGAAACATGAATGATGACGATGTCGAGGCATACGTACAACGTGTTGCTAACAAGTTCAAAAGAGAACAAATTGTTGATAGTAAAACAGGTAACGTAGATATGAGATTCAACCAAATGGCGGTTGACCAAGATTATTTTATTCCTGTACGTGACCCTGCAGCACCAGATCCAATCACAACACTACCAGGTGCAACAAACCTATCAGAAATAGCCGATATTGAATATATCCAAAAGAAACTATTAACCGCACTTCGTGTACCTAAGGCTTTCTTAGGATTTGAAGAAGTTGTTGGTGATGGTAAAAACTTGGCGTTACAAGATATCCGTTTCGCTCGTACGATTAACAGAATTCAAAAGAGTATGTTGGCAGAACTAAACAAGATTGCTATTGTTCACTTATTTTTATTAGGTTTTGAAGACGAGTTATCAAACTTTACCATAGGATTAACAAATCCTTCTACTCAAGCGGATTTATTAAAGATTGACGTTTGGAAAGAAAAAGTATTACTTTACAAAGATTTGGTTTCCGACCCAGGAAATGGAATACAGGCGACCTCATCTACATGGGCTAAGAAACACATATTTGGATGGTCTGATGATGAAGTTCGTTTAGACTTACAACAACAAAGAATTGAAAGAGCCGTAGGAGAAGAGTTAAAAGCAACTCCAACAGTTATTACAAAAACAGGACTGTTTGATAATATAGATAAACTTTACGGAAGTGCTACAGGTGCAACACCAACTGCAGGCGCCGCTACTACAACTGATGGGTCTGAGGAATTAGGACCTCCACCATCATTCGGTGGAGGAGGAGAAATTCCTGGTGGAGAGCCTGAAACTCCACCGGCAGGCGGAGCTGAAGAAGCTTCACCAGCTGAAGTAACACCAGAATCAAAGAAAAAAGACCTTAACATTTTAGTGGAAAATAATTTAATTGAAGGATCTCAGATAATAAATTTGGGGCAAGCACAAGATTCTTTAGGAGAAATTTCAAAACACTTAGATAAGTTATTAAATTCATAATATTTATTTGAAAAAGACACAATGACCTTCGGAACAGTAAAATCCCTAATTGAAAAAAATCTCTTGGAATCCTACAAAAATGAAATGGAATTCAAGAAGACTTTGCGAGAATTCAAACACAACGTTTTGAGTAATAAAGCTATGTCTAAAGCATACGCAATATATGATCAACTGAGTTCACCCCAAGGGTTAGGAGAACAAGATGCTAAATATTTTATTGAAGAAGGGATTAATCTATTAAACAAAGTTTTGCCAAGCATTAAACTTCCAATCACACTTTCCGAAAAAACTGAAAATAATTATTCCGATATTGACACTTTAGTTTACACACAAGGGGTGGATTTACTTGAAAGGGTTAATGCGAAGAAAAATATTCTAAAGGTTATTACATCAAAAAAAGAATCTATCAAGGAAAATATAAATATTCCAATTAGTTCTATGGTTGCAGTTGCAAATCAAACTGTTAATAACTACATACTCAATTTGGATGAAAATTCTAAGAAAGAATTTTTTCAAATAGTTTCTGAAGATATCAAAACTTTGGAGACAAAATTTGAAACATTACGAGAAAGTACAATATCCAAGCTAACTAATCTTCAAAACAATGAAGATTCTCAGGACATGAAAACAAAAATTTCAGAAACGATTGACAAAATTAAATCTGAAAAATTCGACCAATTAAACTTTTTGAAGTTAAAAAATTTGGAAGAATCAATTTAATCGGTCTTTGATAGTTTGAATATGTTTCGCCTTCAGAATCTGTGCTCTTCTAAGTACAGATTTTTTTGTATATTGTTTCCTATCAAATAAAATTTGATTTTGTTTTGTTTTAATTACTTTTGACTTTAGGGTCTTGAGAGCCTTCTCAAGGGGATTACCCTGATTTATTTTTATTATTATCATATATTAGAAATATCCACAAATATAAAAAAATTTTGACAATCATACATATTATGTATATAATTTCATTAATAAACGTACATAATATCATTATTAATGAAAAAAGGAAAAAGTGTTAAACTTAACCTGTTCAATCCCATAAAATCACAGTATGGGACAGTAGATTCCAAAAACTTAAAATCAGTTTACATAAATATTCAATCGTGGGTTACACCAAAAGAAGAGTTAGATAATTGGAACCGAGTTGTCTCAGGATTGGGACGAGAAATAAAAAATTCCGTTTATGAATCAATAGATTGTAAAATTTTTCAAGAAAAAAATATTGTTGATTTGGACCTTCGGACAAGTGGAATATCTAAAGGGAAAAAATCATTTTTCAATTTGGAAATCAATCTATATACCCTACGTGATATGGATTTCAAGTGTGATGAACTAAAAGAATCAATAAAAACTATAGTCAAATCCATCTATAAAAATAACGTGATTCAAAACAAATACTTTGATTTTTCGATTTCTAAAAAAGACGAAAACTAGCAAACAATCCAAATCCGTATATTTATCTTAAAAGATTAGATGAAAAATTTAAGAATTTTAGAAGCGAGCGAACTTGGCCATGGTATATTGATTGAAATGGATGCAGGTTGGGTTTCTCCCAAAGACACTCATAATATTGATGTTCTAAAAGAAGCTGCCAATTTAGATTATAGAAATCCATTTGAGTTTTATGCAGTTCTTCAAAAATACGACACACCAAATAGAAATGGAAGAACGTATCCTGAAAGGATTTTGAAAAGAGAATCTGAAAGATATAAGCAAGCAATTTCTAAGGGGTTATCCACATCAGAATTAAACCACCCTGAGTCGTCATTAATTGACTTAGACAGAGTATCTCACATTATCACAGACATATGGTGGGATAAAAATATACTCATGGGAAAACTCAAATTATTGACATCTCCAGGGTTTCATGAAAGAGGTATAGTTTCAACTAAAGGAGACCAAGCGGCTAACTTAATGAGACAAGGAGTAACATTAGGAATTTCATCAAGAGGTGTTGGGTCATTAAAAAAAGTTGGAGAAAGAAATGAAGTACAAGATGACTTTGAATTAATATGTTTTGATTTGGTATCTTCTCCATCAACACCAGGAGCTTATTTATTTTCTAACCCTGACGAAAGAAGCAAGTATGAAGAAAATTTAGAAGAAGAAATAAAATCTAAACAAAATAACGACTATGTTGAAAAGTCGGTTGACTTAATGAGAAAATTAGACGATTTTTTAGGAAAATAAAATTATGGACGAAAAATATTTTGTAGCAAAAATTCAGTATGATTTCCCTGATGAAAACACAGGTAAGATTAAAAAAGTTAGAGAAGAGAAACTTGTTAAAGGTTACTCTGTCACAGATGTGGAAGCTAAAGTGACTAAAAAATACGAAGGATTCACTCATGATTGGAGAATCACTGCAGTATCCGAAAGTAAAATCGACGAAGTAATTGAGTAATCAATAATCAAACTGAAACAAAGAAAGTGGTCAATCGACCACTTTTTTTATTTTGGGGATATCGTAAAATGAATTTTTTTAATTTTGGTACTATTTATATGTTAAAATAAACAATTTTTTTCTATGCAAGAAAATAAAAATTTAGTACAAGAGGCGTTAATTCAAATGAGAAATGTTGAAGAAGCAATCGCCCAGAATGCAAAAGGAATACTTGCTTCAACTATGAAGGAAGAAATCAACCAATTAGTAAAAGAATCTCTGTCAGAGCAAGATATGGAAGATGAGATTGAATTAGATACAGATATCGATACCGATATGCCTGTTGATAATGATGATGATATGGAAATGGACATGGAATTTGATATGGACATGGATATGGATTCAGAAGAAAGTCCAATAGATTTGACTGATGCTTCAGACGAAGAAATTCTTAAGGTGTTCAAGGCTATGGGTGAAGAAGATGGTATCATCGTTAAAAAAGACGGTGAAGATATTCACTTAAGCGATACTGACACTGACTCAGAATATTTAGTTAAGCTTGGTGAGTCCGAGGAAGAAATAGATGAAATGATGGATTTAGAAGAAATGGATGACATGGATGTTGATACAGAAGATGTAATCAATGCTATTTTCTCAAAAGACGGAGATGTTGAAGATTTCGACATGGACCAAGATGAAGAAGTTATGTATGAAATTGAATTCGAAGAAGACGACCTTGAAGAAGGAGAAGATCTTGAAGAAGGAGAAGATCTTGAAGAAGGAGAAGACCTTGAAGAAGGAGAAGACCTTGAAGAAGGAGAATACATGGATGAAATGGACATGGATGAAATGGACATGGATGAAATGTACATGGATGAAGAAGAAGATTTGGACGAATCTTACAACCACAGAAGAGCTGTTAGAGAAGGTAAATCGACAGTAAAACCTAAAGGTGTTGGAATTGGGTCTGGTCCTAAATTCACTTACAAAGATAAAGCTAAAGGCGGATTCGATGAGAAGAAGAAAGAAGGACCAAAATCAGTTGGTACTGGTAAACCAAAGTTCGAATACAAGAAAGGTGAAAATATGGAACAAAAATCCAAAGTTGTTAAGGCTGAAACAAAAGAGGGTGCTCACGGAATGAAAAAACCTAACACCTTAAAAAAGAAACCTTTTGGAAAAGAGGAAACTAAAGAAGCAGCAAGAACTTATGGAATGGGTTCAAAAGAAGGAAGAGGACTTAGAAAAGGTATTACCCCAAACAGAAATTTTGTTTATGGTAAGAACGGAGTAAAAACCGAATCCTCAGAATCAGAAGTTGCAACGTTGAGAGAGAAAAATGAAGAATACAGAAAAGCATTAAATGTTTTCAGAGAAAAACTTAATGAAGTTGCTATCTTCAATTCAAACTTGGCATATGCTACAAGATTATTCACTGAACATTCGACTACTAAAAAAGAAAAAATTAACATTCTTAGAAGATTTGATAATGTAGATACTTTGAAAGAATCTAAAAATCTTTACAGGTCGATTAAAGACGAATTGTCTAAAACTGAAAGTACACCAATTAACGAATCAGTAGAAACTAAATTAAACAAAGGTGTTTCTAGTGGTTCATCAACTACCCTAATTGAATCAAAAACTTATGAGAATCCTCAATTCTTAAGAATGAAAGATTTGATGAGTAAAATTGGGTAATTAAATAAACAAATAAAACAAACAAAACAAAATACTAAAAATGGGAGCATTATTAGAATCAGGTCTTGTAGGTAACATCGGTCTTAAGCACCTTAAAGTTATCAAAGAAGACACAATCAACAAATGGGACAAATTAGGATTCTTAGAGGGTCTTAAGGGTCACATGAGAGAAAACGTAGCTCAACTTTATGAAAACCAAGCTTCTCACTTAATTAACGAAGCATCATCTACATCTGATACAGGTGCATTTGAAACAGTTGTTTTCCCTATTGTTAGAAGAGTTTTCTCTAAATTATTAGCAAACGATATCGTTTCAGTACAAGCAATGAACTTACCTATCGGTAAATTATTCTACTTCGTACCTAACATTCAGTCTTACCAACCAGGTACTTCTGAACACTACGCACCTTATGGTTCTCCAAACGCTGCGGCTGGTCAAACTCCTAACAGTGGTTATGACTACAACGCAACTAAAGACCTTTACGATAGATTCTACGAAGGTAACGAACCAGCTTTGGATCCTCCTGGATTGTTCGATTATTCTAAAGGACAATATTCGGCAATCACAGGAACTGTAGTTACAGTTGCTTGGGATGCTCTAGGTTTATTGTCACCTTCAGCATATACTGAAGATAACTACAGAAAAGTGTTAATCGTTATGTCAGGTTTTGCATCTGCTGGAGCAGGTAAATTAATCGGTCCTGATGGACAACCAATGGATAACGAAGCTTTCTTATCTGATTTGACAGTTTATGGTGTTTCAACTAACGTAAATACGGCAGCAAACGTAAATAATCCTTACTTGTTCAGAGTTGTAACTCAAAGATATGGTAAAGGTATTGTACAATACGGTAACAACAACGCTACATTAACATTCCCTCAGTCTAGAACTGACGGTGGTCAATATGACGACTTATGTGATGCTGAAGGTAAAATCTACTTAGAAGTTGATCTTCAAGTACCAGTATGTATCACTTGTGGTGGTTCATTAGACGGTTACACAGGTTCAACATTCTCTTCAACTACTGCTAATGACAGTGCGTTCTCAGCTACTTATAGAATCTATAAGAACTTGGAATTCGAAGATAAGATTGGTGAAGTTTCATTCGACCTTATGTCAGTAACAGTTTCTGTAACTGAAAGAAAATTAAGAGCACAGTGGTCTCCAGAAATGGCTCAGGACGTTGCGGCATTCCACAACATCGACGCTGAAGCTGAATTAACTGCATTGTTATCTGAACAAGTTGCAGCTGAAATCGATAGAGAAATCTTGAGAGACCTTAGAAAAGGAGCAGCTTGGAACTTAAGATGGGATTACAATGGATGGAAGAGATTAGGATCTAACGCAGTTCCTTACACTCAGAAAGATTGGAACCAAACTCTTATCACAGCAATCAACCAAATTTCAGCACAAATCCACAAATCTACATTAAGAGGTGGAGCTAACTGGATCGTTGTTTCTTCTGAAATCAGTGCGATTTTTGATGACTTGGAATACTTCCACGTATCAAACGCGGCTCCTGAGCAGGATCAGTACAACATGGGTATTGAAAGAGTTGGTACATTAGCAGGTCGTTACCAAGTGTATAGAGACCCTTACTTCCCACCAAACCAAGTATTGATGGGTCACAAAGGAACTTCTCTATTGGACA